ACAAATGGAGCAATCATATTAAGAGTATTAAGTCTGTTTGAAAGAATCTCTGCGTCTTTAAATTCTTCAAAGTGATTGTCAATTTTAAACTCAACAAATATTTGATTTTCAATCTCAGGCCAATCTGTTTCTGCAACAATGCCCTTCAATATCAATTGTTTTTGGAGTGTCTTCATTAACAACTGAGAGAAACGTCTACGAAGCCTACCAACAAACTTGGTGAACTTAACTTCATCTCTAGAAATTTCTGCAGAACGACCAAGATTAAAACCAGACTGACCAGGATTCAATCTTGACATAGGAACATTCAATGCTTGGAATAACTTGTTCTGAAAGTAATTAACATCCGACAATTCGCCAAGATTTTGACCAGCTGGAAGCGTGGTAATTTCAGTACCACGATTGCCTTCACGACGAGGTAGCCAATAATCTTCAAGCATAGTCATATACTTACGATCATCACGCACTTCACCAGTAGCAGCATCATATACAAGACGGTTCTTATGACGAACCATCATGTCTCTCAAGTATTGTTCTGCTTTAATCTTTGGAAGATTACCAACGTCAATATAGAAAATTCTTCTTTCAGGCGCACGAGAAATACGATAGATAACTGTCGCATCCTCAAGTGATCTCAACTGATTGAGTGGCTTAATTGCTTTTTGTAGATAAGAATAAACAAGTTTATTATTTGAATCAGTTATACCAGAAGTAACATGAAGGATAGCATCAGAAGCAATCTTCAATCCAGATGTGTTTGTGTCTAATGCTAGTCCAGCATTAGCACCAGCTGGAAGAAAACTTCTATCATTGTACACAAAATATTCTTTCTGAGTATCATATACAGTGACGATTCCCTTTGGTCTTCTCTTTACTTCTCTTACCTTACGAATTTTTCTTGGGTCTAGATAACGAAGTTCTTTTATACCTTCTCTTGGTTTCTTCTCGTCAATGATAACATGATAGTACATACGCCCATCAATATACCATCTCTTAAAGATATCATAAGCTTCGTTTTGAAAATTAAATAGATCAAGCACATTATCAAATTCTTCTCTAATAAGTTCTTTTACCTTATCACCATATTCAAGCTTGTCTGTGTTTAAGTTTGCAACTTCATCAGCATCAGCATCAATAGCTTCATTGACAATATCATCAATAGCCATTTCTAATTCTGGTTGAAGTGAAATTTCTCTGTACTTAGCAACTAGTTCAGATTCTGTTCTTGCAGTACCATCAAGGTCAACAAATGTGCCATACGCACCACCAGCCGCAACAACAACAGCGCCATCGTCCTTTATCTCTGGAGCAAAGGATTCAATAGGTTCTTCATTTTTTCTTTTGATTTCAAAACCAAATAATTGCATAATAATAATTTTCCTTAAAGAAGAGAGAGCCGTTACACTCTATTTATAACGGCTCTCAATTACTTAATTAAGAACCACCAGCATTACCAGTAAGACCATTTAATATTTCAAATGTGTCATATTGGAATGTTACTTGGAACTCTTCAATTTCATCAACAGATGCCCACTGCAAGTCAATTGTAGAAATTGCTTCTGGATAGATACCATTGAACTGATATGTTCTAATGATTTCGCCAGCCTTGCTGTACTGAGAAACAGTTGCCTGTGACTTGTACTCAGATGGGGCACCAGTAGGTAGTGCAGTACGATTTTGCTCATAAAGATTGATATAGTTATTCCACTGTTCCATAGCGTCTCTTACAGCAAAGTCCTCATCATTGATGATTGTTACTGTCCATGGATCAAAACGTCTGTCACCAGCCATCTTAAGTCTTCTTCCAAAGTAAGGAACCTCAATTAGACCAAGCTGTGAACTTGGAATTTGAGCTACCTTACAAAGGAATGGGAGCTTAATATCAGCAACCGGATTGATTGGGTTGCTGATGATTACTTGGAAGAGGGAAGGTCTTGCGCCACCAAATTGAAGGCGTGATCTGATATCATTAATATTGAATGCCATTTTCTTTCTCCCTCTTAGAACTTACCAACAATTTCTTCAAACTCAACACCAGTGCGTACAGCAATAAAGTTAAGTTGGATGAAATTAATTGAACGAGCGGGTTTAATGTAGATATCGCCTCTAAATTGATTTGAATCAATTACTTCAGGAGTATTATTTGTGTTGTCACAAACAACCTTGAAGTCATAAATTCCACGACGACCTTTAATGTCACGAAGATATGGTTCAATAAGATTACGGAACCCTGCTCTTGTGAAATCATCGTTAAATTCAAATAGAGAAGACCTAGCAGCTATTGCAATTGCCTTTTCAAGGGTAATGAATAGTCTACGTACATTGATACGATCAAATGCTGATGGCTTACCAAGCAATGTCTTATCGCCATATAGAACAGTTCCACGACCTGGGAATGTTACTACAGGATTAATTCCATTACGATAAAGAACATCACGATCATTTTGATCTGGATTATAAGAAAGTTTTACAACGTTCTTGATGACACCTCTGTTAAATCCAGCTGGTGAGAACCATGGATCACGTAGATTATCTGTACGTACACACAATCCAGCAATATCACCATTTAGAGGAACCCAACGGTATTCGTCATTATACTTGTCGTATTGATACTTATAACCAGAATCCATAACAGCATATGAAGATGAAGTTAAGGAGTTTCTAAATGCAAGTAAGTTATCCATTTCTTGACCTGGATTTAGTACAGTGTCATCAAATGGTGATGTGATAAATGCTACACAATCTTTTCTATATTCACAGATGTTATCTATGATATAGTTGGCAACATCTTGACCAATATCACCTCTTGCCTTACCAGCCATAATAAGTGATACTTCAACATCTTCTGTTGACTTAAACTTATCATAGGCAGTCAATACTTTTCCTACTGAAATTGTATTTTCATCAGAACCATCTGCACCACTGGTAAATGTTGACACAAAATTATTAGTTATGCCTACAGCAAGTCCTTCATCAGCTGCATTTTGTGGTGTACCATCAACTGACAAGAAGTTACTAGTTGACCAAATATAACGTGAACTCTTATTGATAACGTCTCTATAATAGATAGAACCGCCCTGTTCGCCCCTAGCATCTTTTGCTACTGAAAGGTTAGGCCAAACTTCCAAGATTTCTCCAGGAATTCCAGTAAACTTTCCACCAGCATCAACAACTACAATATGAACTTCGTCAGCTACATCAGGATTTGCATTTCTTGCAGCAACATAATTAGAAGTTCCTGGTCCAGGTACAACAGTATTATGATACTGCCAATACTTAGTAGCAAACTTAGTGTCTGCGTATGTAGGACCCGCATTTATTGATCCAGATACAGTATAACTAGTTTTTTGTTTAAATTTATCAGTAAATGTTATATTTTGTATTGTATAATAACCAATTGTATTTGAATTAAAGAAATAAGTTGATTGATCTAGGAATTCTACATTTGCCACTGTCATATATTGAGTACCAGTTGTAGTATTTCCTACAAGAAGAACATCACCAACTTTTATACTAGTTTCAAGTGATGTAGCAGCAACATTAGCATAATAAGTATTTGCTGCAATTGTAAGTGTATTACTTGCTTTATGTGAGAACACTACATTTGCAACCTTACTTCCCTTTGCTAATGTAAATGAGAATGAAGTATTTGATCCAAGAACAGCACTATTAGAACCTGAATATGCTACTAGATTAGATTCATATCCATCCAATGATGTACAAATAGAAACCTTAAGTGAGTTTCCAAGATCACCAGCATACTTGGCAACAAAATTTACTCCATTTGCACCTACAGTAGTTTCTAATGATGTATATTGATCTTGAAAATCATTCAAATTTTTAATTAAAATTGTATTTGAATATTCTGTATCTGTATTTGCAAATGCATTGAATGCATCATCTGCGGCTCTTACAACATATAGCTGATTGCCATATGCTAAAAAGTTTGAAGCTGTGTAAAATGTTTCGAAATTGTTGGCATTTGGTTTACCAAAAAGTGATGCTAACTCGTCCTCAGAACCGACAAGAACTCTGTCTTCTATTGGACCCCATTTAAATGCCCCAGCAACACCTCCAAAAGTTGAAGATACTGAAGGAACAATGGTTGTTAGATCAATTTCAGAAACGTTAACGCCTGGGCTAACTTGAAATGGCATTGTTTTCTCCTTTTTATAATAAAAATCATAAATTATTTCGTATGATTATTTATAAAAAACGTCAATTTAGGAAAAATTGTTCGAATTCACTTTGGCTTAATATCTTGTTTTCCATTTCATCTTCTCTACCATCATCTATAATCCCAAAAGGTGTGAAATCTTCTTCCACATCTTCCTCAATTCTTCTACGAATATCTGTATTCGACACATCTTTAAAATAATTCTGGCTTACCATCCAAGCAAATAACACCAAACACATTACCAAGTCGTCATGATGACCTTCCTCCGCATTATAAGTGTTCTTGTCTACAGCATAAGTTGACAGTTCATTTATAATATCATAATCATTTAAAATTATTTTATCTGATTCAACAAGAGTCTTTAAGTTAGCGCATCCTATTCTTTTAGTAATTTGAGTTGTTTTTATACCTAATCTGTTTTGATTGCCAGCTGTACCAATTGCTGTGCCTTTTCTTCCGCTCATTCTGGTCATTACAATGTTGTCATATTCTAAATCTTGATGTAGAATATTTACTACTTGTGATCCTATATTTATCTCCACCAAAACAGAGGCATCATTGTAGTATTTTCCAATATTAGCCAATAGAGTTGGTAACATCAACTGAGATATGTTGGCATCTTTGAAAGTAGCCACTACTTCATAAGGAACAGTAGAGCAATCGACAACTACAAGGGCAGAAGAATCCATTCCTAATCCCTCACTCACATCCACTGTTATTGCATACACATGATCTTTGATAGGATGTTTATAAATTTTTACTTCATGAGGATTATCAATAGGTCTCATGTAGACAAGTCTAGAAAGAACAGAAGGATGAATAAGAGTATTGGTTGAACCTAAGAATTCGCATTCAAACTCTTGACGAAACTGGTCAACTGATGTATTACGGATAGTCTCTACTTTCCAAGCTTCATCTCTACCGGGAACATCTGACCAGTGAACGTCAACACGAGCATAAGAATTTTCATTATTAACAGAGTCCATCCATATTTTAAAAAATAAATTCATACCATTTGGAGTAGAAGTAATCAATAGCTTAGAGCTTTGACCAGATGTAATGGTAGGGAAGACTGATGCGAAGAATGTATCTTGAATATTTCTAGGCACGAATGCAAACTCGTCAAGATAAATTAAGTTATAGGACTGTCCACGAATGGCGGATGATGAGGTAGCAGCTGCGAGAATCTTAGAACCATTCTCTAGTTCTATGTTTCCTCTGTTCCATTGGATAATGCCTTGCTGCATCCACTTGGGCAACCACTCATATGCGAGTTGAATTCTGGATAGAATTTCTTTAGCCTGAATCTGTTTGTTGGCTAGAACTGCAATATTATAGTTCTCGTTAAAAAGAATCTTGTGGAGCATATATCCAACCACACCAGTTGTCTTACCCACCTGACGAGGCATCTTACATATAGTAAAACGATTATCATCAAATGTTTTAAACATTTTTTTCTGATAAATATATGGAGTAAAAGGAACAAGACCCCTATCAATACTGACAATCTTTACATATTTTTCACAGAAGTAATTAACATCGTTAGCGCATTTTATATACTCTAGAATTTGTTCTTGTGTAAATTCTAGTTGAATACCTTTACGTTTAAGATTTATATTACCAAGATATACATCATTTGTATTATTCATTTGCTTTATCTTTTATCATTTTCAATAGTTCAGAGGATGATCCAACGAATAGGTTATTGTTCACAGTTTTATTTTCATTGCTGGCATCAGGCTTAGACAATTCTTTATTCTTCTTAGCCAAGTCCATAAGGTCTTTGTTGGCATCAGCCAGTGTCTTGATAAGATTTGTGACAACCTCAAATGCTCTAGGTGACTCAGACTGTCTGGCAATATCTACAATATCTTCTAAGGCATTCTGTCCTTTTTCAATTATATCGTACATATTACGACGAGCATATTCATAGTCGTTTCTTTCCTCAACTGGCATTATAACAGGATTAGGAGGTGGTGGAATAGTCATAGAAGGTATCCCTAAAGAATTTGAAATCACATCTTTATTATCCATAATTATCACTCACTGTTACGATAAATCCGTATGAATCAGTTTCATCAATTTGAGAAAGAGCAACTGATAGCTCTGCGTTAGATGTTGGTTCACCATCAACTGTAAGTCCCGGTCTAATCAAGGTAGTCACAACTCCATTATTAGCAGTTGCATCAGGATAAATTCTAACATCAATAATTTTGATAAGTTTACTTTCTGTGACAGGACCAAAGAAATAACATTTCATTGTAAAAGTAAGAGAGAAAGTTAATACTCTTCGAATAGTAAAATCAGAAGCATAACTATCATCAATCTCTACGTTATCAAGAATGATAGGAATATCAGTTACATTATCATAATCTGGTAGAAGTCTAGCTGATACAGTCCAATCTGGTGTAAAATAAGGAAGAACCTGTTCTACAATTCTAAGACCATCTTCCATAGTTTTCACCATAATATCAAGTTTAAATCCAATATTATAAGGAACTGGATTATACACTTTCTTATATGTATTGACTCCATTAATATTTTTTCTAGAAGAAATTTTATTGATTGTCTGAAGTTTTCTACTAGGATCATAACTGATAGATGTTATTTCAAATGCCATACGGGGCAATCTTATAGCAGTAAGTGCCGTAGCATCTGGGTTATCTTCTACACGAGCAAGAAACTTTTCTCTTGGTCCATATGCAATAGGAACCTTGAATGTTTGTTCTAATTCACCAGCGTCATTCACTCTTTCAATTTTAATATTATTGAATAGACTACCAAAGATAACCACATACTTTTTAAATAGTGAATTGTAAAAGGGAGAACCTAACATTAAATTCTCCTCTCAAGTTCACTGAATGGGTCTCTCTCAGAGAAATCTAAGAAATCAATTCCTTCTGATTCAAAATAATCATTCTGAGATGCAGTATCCAAGGTTCCAATGTTGTAATCTTCATCAAGAATATCATAACCATTTTCATCTGTAATACGTACACCATTTTCACCAGTAAGAATATAAGGATCAGTAGTAGTAAGAAGAGCATTATAAGTGTCATCAATTATGTTGATGCCAGTATTGAATACCTCATTAGAATATTCAAACAATTCACATACAACATCGTACATCTGTAGTGCGCCCATCTGATAGAATATGGGTTTCTTATTGACAAATTTAATTTGATAAAGATGTTGGTTGAATGGAAACCAAACAAGATCATTTTCAAGTGGTCTATCTCTTCTAAGATTAGAACCAACTTCAGTATCAAATACTCTCATAGCAACAGAGAATGTGATCTGATCTCTTACTTCAACACCAAACTTAGATAGGAATTCGCCATCACCTTCAAAGCCATCAACATTCTTGATATACATTTCAATAGAAATTCCTTCACCATATTCGGTGACTGATTGTTCTCTGAAAGTATTGTCTCTGGTAATAATTGTTCTTGGGACATAATAGGTATCTACACCATGAATCCTTATAGATTCAATGATAAGATTTTCTATCAGGTTCTGTTCACCAGAAGAAGAAAAATTGTTGAAGTAAAAATTAGTTGCCATTATAGCTTTCTTTTGTTTTTATGTACTATTTATAGCTCTTTACTTTTTCTTTTATCTGCTACTCTAAGTTGTGCAAGACGAGTTTCTGCCGCTCTTACGACCATACCACTTGAATCTTTTAATGCTTTATTGGCATGTTCTTCTGTTGAATTAGGATTTTCAATAGCATCTTTTCTTATAAATCCGCTTGGATGATTCAAAGCTTTTGTAATATGTTCTGGTGTTGCATTTGGATGTTTAATAGCAGCTTGAACAACATCTTCATCATTATCATTCAAAGCTTTTGTAATATGTTCTGGTGTTGCTTTAGGATGAAAAATAGCAGATCGTCTAACATCTGCATTAGGATCATATAAAGCTTTAGTAATATGATCTTCGTTTGCATTAGGATTTTTGATGGCAAAATGTCTTACGTAAGAATTGTTATGATCTAATCCTTTAGTAATATGTTCTGCGGTAGCTTCTGGTCTTCTTACAGCTATAGCTTTTGTTTGTGTATCTTCATCTGGGTTATCTAATACTTTAGAAATATGTTCTGGTTTTAATGTAACTTTAGAATTTTGAATAGCAGATTTTCTTATATCTCTATCTGGATCATTCAAAGCTTTAGTAATATGTTCTTGTGTTACATTTGGATTCTTGAGTGCATATTCTTTTTCTGTATTATTTCTATACCCTCCAGGACTATTTAAAACTTTAGTAATTTCTTCTGAAGGCAATTTTGGATGTAATAATGCACCTATTCTTACATGGCGTTCTTCATTTGGGTTATCTAATACTTTAGAAAGATGTTCTTTAGTTGCATTTGGATGAGATACTGCGGCTCTTCTAACTTCTTCAATAGGGTCGTTTAATCCCTGAGTAATATGTTCATGTGTAACATCACTATTACTAAAAGCGTCTGCTCTATCCATATAACTTTTACTTTTTAATAATGTATTAGTACTAGCAACTGTACCTTTGTTATCATCATCATATAATTTTGTATTTTTTCTATATATATTACCTTCTTTAGCAGGAAAATTTGTTTCTGCCCATTTTTTTACTGTATGACCAAATGCATGATCAGATGTTCCATATGTTCTATCTTCTGGTCTAAGGATAGTATCTTTTTTATCTTCTGATTCGAACGGTTTCAATGCTATTCTTGCAAGAGGAGATTTTGCTTCTTTATCATGTTCATGTACAAGATAAGCAACATGAGTTCCTTGTTTAACATCATGTTTTAAATAATGACTATATAGACCAGCATCATCATCTTTTTTATTTCCTGTTTTACCCATCTTCATGCATGAACGCCAACCTTTATCAGTAGACATTCCAGCAACATCATGAGGGTGACGAGAAATAACTACGCCCAACTTACCAGAGTTGGAAGCAGCCCTTTTAGGATCATTGTTGAATGTATCCATCAAATCTTTAGAAGCACCAGTAGCATTCAATGCTTTACCAATACGAATCTCTCTTCCATACTTAGGTTCGACTGCTTTATTATTTCTATAATCAGTTATCTTGTAGCCATGCTTTTCAAGATGTGCTTTCACATCTGGATGTGGTTCTACTGGTTTATTATCATCTGGATGTTCTAGAGGAATATATGTTCTATCTTCACCTTTTGGTATAACATTAGCTGATATTTTCTTAGCCTTTGTGTTTGCACCCCATGAATCGACAACTGCTTTTTGATCATCATTTAATTCTTCGTTGAGAATTTCATTGTACCCTGTGATGGTCATATATTCTTTGATAAATTGTTTGAACATTAACATTTTAGTGACTCAATTCTGCTAGTTTATGGCGTATAGCTGTAATAATTTTCATATGAGTCTTTGATAAAACTCTTTCCTTCTCTATATAGCTCATTATGCTAAGAGTTTCTTTCTTATACTTCTCACGCCATGCAGCATTCTTTGCTGACTTGATATCTTGTACATTATCCAATCTATCTGCCAACTTGATAACCAAAGCATAACTAGTCATTTTCTTCATCTTCTGAGACAAATATTCTGTTTTGCCAACTCTTGCAATTTCTTCTTTATCAGAAGTTAATTCCTGTACAAGAGAAGCAACAAGAGCACCGAACATTTTTTCTAAATCTTCTTTAGTTGTATTGGTATCTTCGATGGTATCATGAGTATATGCAGCACTCACAAGAGCATCAAGATTGTGTGATTGTTTAAATTGTTTAACAATCGCAGCAACTCTTTCAGGATGACGAATATAATCAGAACCATCTGATCTTGTTTGACCAGCATGGGCTCTAGCAGCATATTTTAATGCTTGTTGTTGATCTTCGTCTAGTTGTATGAATAGATTAAATGGTAACATAAAATTTTATCCTATCATATCTGCAACAGGCAAGCTGTAACTATTAATCATTTCTGCTTCCAACTTATCAATTGCATCATGAGCATCACCATAAATTTTTTCACCATTAAAGGTAACACCACCAGGTAATTGCATACCAACAAACTTAGTAAGATTGGTTCCCCATTGCTTCTTAATCAATTCAGAAGCATATCTCTGTAGCCATCTGTCATTCCATACATCTGTAAATCCTACAGGATCAACAACAGAATAAGCTTCTACCACAAGAAATTGACCAACAATAATTTTGTCCCAGCTAACATCTATGAATAGTTTATTGGTATTTCTATTGTATCTAATTGGCTGCTTACCAACAAGAAGCTGTTCAAGAAGCTGTAGTTGTTGGAATGCCATATAGTAAGGAACCATTGATTGATATGTCAAGGTATAAAGATCATTCAGAGCAATCTGATATCTGATGTTGAAGATATTATTTGAAGCTATGTAATCACCGATATCAAATATATTTACTGCGCCTATGATATTCTGAGGCAAAGTAATATATTTGTTTACTTTATCTTCTTCAGTAAACTGATGCTTATAGTATATCTTCTCAGTACCATCAAAATGGTAATCCCAATAATACTTCAATGCTTCATCAATACGATCCTCAACCTGATCGTCATCAACATTAATTTCAATAACTGGTTTACCAAGTTTGCGAAGACAATACTCTTTGAAACCGTCTCTAGTTGTAATTGTAGCCATATGAATACCCTTTTAAAGTATTTATGATTGTGTGTTTGCTGATAAACTAGCTATAAATTCATCATGTGTCTCAGCTGCAGTTTTCTCCCACCCGTTTGCAAAAGCAGCTAATACTATTTCTGCTTTTGATGAAGGAATTTGAATTCCAGCCTGAAAAAATTTAGATAATGATCTATCCACAATAGCATCAATAGCTTTACTTGCTCTCTCATGACATACATTTTGTACCCACTCATCAACAGAATAAGATATACTTTTCATAGCCATATCTTCTGCTTCAGTATAAATTATTTTATATTCCATTTTTTATTTTCCTATTAAAAATGCGCCAAAATTCGTATATCTTGGCAAATTGTTTAACGTGCTAGTTCCACCAGCATCATTTACGAATACACTAATAGTATCACCTTGCTCCAAATGAACAATCGTTGACATTCTTATTGGAGATGGTACAGTATCATTTAATTTATAATCTAAAAATTGAGATTGTAATATTGCAGAACCATTTACCTGAAACCACAATGTAATTGCATTTATAGCATCAGGTCTAGTAAGACCATTCATATGAACATGATAATACCCACTTGTTGGTGCTGTATATAAACCAGTTACTTGATTATAACCATTACCTTGGTCAAAGAATTTTCCTTCAAATACCCACACTTCATTACCGTATCCTTCTCCATTAGCATAAGATAGAAAAGTTACAGCATCAGTTCCAAGTGAACCTCTAAATCCAGTGGGTCCTATTGGTCCTTCAATGCCCGCACATCCAGTAAAACCATTAACGCCTCTTGCACCAACTGATCCTCTAAATCCTCCTGAACCTTGATACCCCGTTGATCCAAAATATCCTTCTGATCCACGATATCCTTCTGATCCTTTATAACCTTCAGAACCTTTAAATCCTTCTGAACCACGATATCCAGTTGATCCTCGATATTCTTTTCCTGCAGAACCAGTTAAACCAACAGAACCAGTAAATCCATTTTGACCATTTTGACCATTTATTCCTGGTATTCCTTGTGGACCACCGGGATCACCTTGTTGACCTTTATCACCTCCAGAACCTCTAAATCCTGTTTCACCTCGTGATCCTGTAGCACCAGTTTGTCCATTTGTTCCGTTGGTTCCATTGGTTCCATTGGTCCCATTTGTTCCGTTGGTTCCGTTGGTTCCGTTTTTTCCATCTGTACCATTTGTGCCATCTCTACCAGCTGAACCTCTATATCCTACTGGACCAGGTTCTGTTCCAGCTGAACCCGTATAACCTTTATCGCCTCTACTTCCTTGGTCGCCTCTACATCCTTGAAACCCTACTATTCCTTGTTCACCTTGACAACCTCTGTAACCAGTTGGTCCTTGCCCACCTTGTGGTCCAGGCACATCTCCTGGTGGTCCTTTTTCTCCTTCACACCCACGATATCCCGGCAATCCTCTAGCGCCTGTAGAACCTTGAAATCCAGTTAATCCTATTGGACCAGGTTCTGTTCCAGCTGGTCCTGGATCACCAATAGAACCAGTAAACCCTGTTATTCCACGAGAACCTTTAAATCCTTCTGGACCACGAATAGGTTCATCTTGTACAAGAAAAGGTCTTAATGAAAACCCAGCAAATTGTATAGTATCATTGCCAACTACACCAGTGGATGGATAGTTACATATAAATCCAAGACTAATAAATCTTGCATTTGCACTATGATTTTTAATTGTTTCTGGACCAATAGTATATCTGTATTTTGTCCATACACCAAGTGGCATAGTATTTTGATAAAGATTAGCTAATGGATAATTCCAATCAAACCCATCTGTATGAGTATCATTTTCAGCACTAATTAATACTGCATTACTATTATAATTAGAAATTACCATAAAAATTGAACCAGAATTTGCAGGACCAGTTACTGTTTTTCTAGCCCAAAATTCTGCGTTCCATCTGTAAGTTCTTTCTAATTGAAAAATAGGACCTCTTGCCCATACATAATCTGAAGTTTCAACCGCAGTATTTCCATATGGCGAATCTGTCAAATTTATTTTATATGTTAAATTAGTTTCAGCACCAACTTGAAAGCTACTCCAATTTCTCATATAAAAATCATTTGATAACGAACCACCAGCATTTAAACTATTGCCATTACTACCATTGTAATTTGAAAATTTTAGTTTATCAAATTCTGTTTGCAAATAATCAAAATTCCAATTTAGTTCAATTGATTTTAATATTTCATCAGGAACCCATAATTTTATAGCAGTAAAATTTACAACTCTACTGAATAATCCATTATATTGAAAATGAAAATCTATATTTGCTGTACCAAGAAAATTACCAAATGATGTTGTATTTGATGACGCCTCACCATTTACATCTAACGAATATGTACCAGTTGGAGGAATTCTAGTATGATCTGGTATATTAGTAGTTATATAATAAGTTTCATCTGGTTCACCATTGACTATATCCCATTCAATTGGAATGCCAGCCACAGCTGATGCTGGATAATTTAATTGTAAATAATAAGTCATTACTACTAAAATCCTATTTTATTTTTGATAAACCATTCATCAACCCAGATGCTGGATCATTTAATATAAAAACATCACCACCAAAATCACCAATAGTTTTGCCCATAGGAATAGTGGCGGTTGGACTTCCTGTAACTATACTAGCACCACAGCCACATACACTTGTTATTCCAGCAACAGCTTTTCCTTGTGATCTAACCTTTGAAGAAGCTGTTAAAATAGGAGTAATACCATGGCGTGGAAGAGGACAACTATGTAAGTCTCCTCTTCTTGCAACCAATCTATTATCAACACTGTCTCTAAGAAGTTGACCAGATGATATAATAATACCACCGTGACTACTTACATCTCCTAATCTTGATAAAGGTCTTTGTGCCATTAGCTAATACCTAAAACTTCTTTAAATTCTTCAAGATGTTCTTTACGATCTTCAAGACCAATAGTTCCGCCATTAACTTTCTTGGTGACACGAACAATATCATCAGCATCAGCAAGTTCATTGCATCCATTATTTGCCCAGAACCATGCAGCTGATTCTAAAGCGCCACCAGCTGTCTGAAGATATTCTACTACTTCGTCAACAGTCATCTCAAGAGTTTCTGCAAGAGATTCATAATTGTTTCTGCCAGTTAATTGAATTAACCCTCTTCCACAAAAATTATATCCATCACCAGATTCTGGTGGACCATTACCCATGCGATTTGCATAAACAACATTTGCAATCTTCTCTGGCTTCTTTGCATATTCATTTGCATCACGCCCAGCATTTTTAAAATACTTAGGAAAAATTTTGTTCAAACCATCTGAAGAATAATTAAGATTTTCCTGCATCAATCTAAACCCACCAGATTCATGAGCGCATTGTGCAAGAAAATGTGCAAGTCTTAGAGGACTATTAATTTCATAATACTCTGAAAGAAGATCGTAGTTGTTTGCAATTGCTTCTGCAATATCTTGTTTTGCAGTTGGACATATTTCTTTAATTTGTGCTACTGTGATCATAGTTACCTCTTTATATTGTATCGTTAAACATTATGAATGCTATTTCTACTGTCGGTGGCTCATAATTATATGTAGAACCAACCTTTGCATTTGTACTTCCATCAACAAAAGTATCTCTTGAAGAAACTTCATGAGTGTGTCTTGTAGTTCTACTTGGATCAGTATCATTATCATAATTTGATGAATGACTTCCTGAATCTTTAAATCCAGCTGCGCCTTCTACTGGAGTATATGGCTTTGTTCTATACACATGACCATGTTGCCAATTTATAGTTTCAACTTGAATATCTGTTATCTCTATTGTACTTTCAGTATTTTCAATTGCATTATTTGCATCTCTGAAATTTAATAGTGGATACTTACCTCTTAAATCTGGTGTACCATTTGTTCCATCACAAAAATACCATCCAGATGGAAGCGTATTCTTTCCAGATTTTTTTTCTCCAACAAATCCAGAATGTTTTCCAATACTATATCCAATTATCAATCCTTTTTGAATTGGAGCTTCAGCTGATTTTGAAAGAAAAGCTTTTAATTTTTTTTCTTTTAACTTCAATTCAGATGTGTATGTAATTTTATGAGTATGACTTACAGGATCAGGACCATTTGGAAATTCTTCACCAGCGTCATTTGGAAATATAATTGATTTGAATGGTTCTGTCACAACATTATATGCTGGTTCAAGTTTTGTAGAAACTCTACTGAATGTTGATGTTTTGTGATCATGAAACCCAGAAGTATTTGATGATACTACAAAAGATATATTGTTTGCGTAATCATTTAAATTTTTAACTCCAATTTTTCCTACTTCTAAATCTGCAGTAGTATGAACCATAGTCATTGGAAGAACAAAACCATTGGCTGATATATCATTAAAATCATCAACAGATATATCATATGGATCATAATGATCTAATGAAAGCGTACTATTACCATAGTACATAACTATGATATCTTTGGGAATAGTTTTTACATTTATATAATTTAATTTTGGGTCTTTGATTATGGGATCAACAAAGAAACTTGCAAAAACATTATTTTGAGTACTTCCAGGATCAGACAAAAGTAATCTATCATGTAATCCCTCTGACTGATGGAAGTGACCAACATGGTCAGAAGTATATACAGTGTAGTCTGTAATAGTAGAATATGGAAATTCTGAGTTATTTCTAAGAGGAGGCGCAACTCTTCCAAGCAAATTATATCCATGTGCGCCAGCAATATCTAATAATGTTGACTGATTACTATCCATGTTTGTATTTGCATCATATTTTATATCACATATTTCAGGCCAAAATGCTGAATTTGAAACACATCTAACAACATAATTAAATTTTTTAATAATATTATTTATATTATAATTAATGATATCTGGTTTTTGAGCATTTCCTATTTCATATTGTCTAAAAATTTTAAACTCATCATTATCTTGTGATGGGTTTGTTCCATGAATAGAATTTACAGTATCCCAATTATGGATACGATGCCAAAATAAAATTGAATAATCTGGTATTGCTTTTTCAATTTTAAAAGATTTAACACCAGTGTTGTTTAATGAAGATGCAATAGAAATAGGCATGTTTATACTTTCATTTTAATCATAATACGCAGTGTTAAATCCCTTGGCACCTAATACACCAAACCAAGTTTCACCACCATCATACGTTGAAACAGTAATTACATCTATATAATTTAATGTGACTGATAGTGATGGTCCTGATTCTTGTGATACACCATCTCCAATAGACCAGAAAATTTTATAGTTTGCATTTGTCCAATCAATTGTATTATCACCATCACCTTGTTTAATAAACAATGTCAATGTATAAAAATTGCCAGCTACTATATCTGGTTCAGTAATATAATTGCTTAATTCAATTGTTGTCACAGGATTGTTTAAAGTTATATTAAATATATTTCCATCTAATGGATTACATATTACACTAGCACCAACTAAATTATTTACTACTGTTTCTGAGTAACCTTTAAATACAGGTTTATCAACTATGTTGTTATTGAAATAAACATTACTGCTTATATTGTTAGAAAGCAATTCTGTTGTATCTAAAAATATTCCGTCTCCGAATTCATTCACTCTTACATATGCATTTTCATACCCAACATATGTGTTATAATATAATGCAACATCAGATAAATTTAAAAAGTTAAATGGATCAATAGCGCCCTTTGAGCCAGTAAATCCTGTAATTCCTTTTGAACCACGGTATCCTTCTGAACCTTGAAATCCAGTACCACCATCAGAACCTTTATATCCAGTTATTCCAAAATCACCTTCTGATCCTTTATAACCAGTATCACCAAAACTTCCTTTATCACCAATTGAACCAGAAAATCCAACAGAACTAGTATAGCCTATTGAACCTCTAAAACCAGTTACTCCTCTAAATCCATCATCGCCTGTAGAACCTTTATAACCAGGTTCACCAAATAAACCGACTGACCCTCTAAAACCTTCTGAACCTTTAAATCCAGCTGATCCTTTAAAACCAACAGGATAAATTTCATTAATTAATTTCCATGTTGGTCCATCATTACCAAGATAAATTATAGAATCTAATGGTGCTGGCGATCCATCATTTAAGGTATCATCAATCTGTGATACAAATATCTTTGTGGGCATAGTAATTATCCTAAATGGTTAGCTGTTATTATTCTTATTTATGTTTATATACTACCAGTGATTGTGTTTGGATATGCTCTATCTGGACCCCATATTATTCTTACAAAACCACCACCAGCTGTTGATCTTCCTCCAGCTGATCCACCACCAAAAGAACCTCCACCAGTAAGTCCTACAGTACCAATACCACCACTTGTTCCATTAGAACCAGCATTATGTTCTGCAACACCAGTAACAGGAGCAATAAGCACTGCGCTACTTACTTTTGTAGAGACATTATTCGCATCAAAACTTGATTGTCCATTATAGGAAACACCACCACCATTCATTGGATTGGTATATGCCGCAGAACCTCCACCCGCTGCACCACCAGTAGATGGAACTCCCAATGTAGGTGCAGTAACAGCTTGACTTCCAGATGAAGCATATCCACCTCTTCCACCTGTACGATATATTATTGTCGATGGTGCATTTCCACCACCATATCCACCAAGTCCCCCAGCATATGTTGTACTGGCGCTACCACCACCTCCACCATTTGCAGAGTATCCAGCTGCGCCACCACCTCCACCATTTGTAGAAGTACTTGTACCAACAACACCTGAAGAACCCGCAGTAGCATAAAGATACGTAGATGAATCAAACCAGCTAGAACCAGTTCCTCCTACGCCAGATGTTCCACCAGATTCCCCAACTTGGATATTATAAGTGTTTCCAGCATACACACGAAGATTGTTTACATATGCAAACCCACCTCCACCTCCACCAGAACCTCTCTGAATACTTATATTAGAACCGCCATTTCCTCCAGCACCACAAACTGCAATACAAACATTCGTGACACCAGAAGGACATAGCCAAGTATGAGAACCAGCTGTTGTAAACGTAGCCTCGCCATGACGAGCAATTATAGTTTGATTGATTAAAAATGTAGTAATATTATGCTCTCCAGAAATATAATGTTACTTTTAATCCTTTAGTTCCTGTACCAGAGTTTAAAACATCAAATGATATTTCATCATCATCAGCTATACTTGTTGTTACTAGTGATGTTGGAGTAGTTGCTGTCCTAGAAGTTTTCTCATTAACATCTATTGTTAATTTGTTAGTTGAATGTAAAATAGATGTGCCATTCAATTTTATGTCAACTGATGGCAAACCAGATGAAGATGCGTTAGTAATATATGCTCTTGGTATTTGTGAAAGATTTAAACTAAATGGTGATCTTATAGTCAAAATAGAAGTACCAGCAATTAGTGAATCTTGTTCATTAGATAATGCAACACTTAATGTTTGCTCAATATATCCAATTGAACCCATATATCCAACAGAACCTCTATACCCTGAAGAGCCATTATATCCAACAGAGCTAGTATATCCTACTGAGCTAGTATATCCTACTGAACCAGTGAAGCCTTCAGAACCACGATAACCCTCAGAGCCTCTATATCCTTCAGAACCTTTGTAACCTTCTGATCCAAGATATCCTACAGAACCAGTATAACCTTCTGATCCACGATAGCCTGATGAACCAACATAACCAACTGAGCTAGTATATCCAACAGAACTAGTATATCCTACTGATCCAGTAAATCCTTCTGATCCTCTATAACCATCACTTCCCTTATATCCATCTGATCCTTTATAACCTTCGGACCCTTTATATCCATCTGATCCTTTATATCCATCACTTCCCTTATATCCTTCTGATCCACGATATCCTTCAGAACCACTATATCCAACTGAGCTAGTGTAACCAACTGAACTAGTAAATCCTATTGATCCTCTAAAACCTTCTGATCCACGATATCCTTCTGATCCCATATAACCAACAGAACTAGTGTAGCCAACTGAACTGGTATATCCTACTGATCCTTGAAATCCTACAGAGCCACGATAACCTTCTGAACCTTGATAACCAACTGATCCTTTATATCCTTCAGAACCTTTGTAGCCCTCGCTGCCTCTATAACCTACAGAGCCAGTATAACCTTCTGAACCTCTATACCCTGCAGAACCATTATATCCAACAGAGCTAGTATATCCTACAGAGCCAGTATAACCTGTAGAACCAAAATATCCTACAGAACCAGTGAATCCTACAGAACTAGTGTAACCAACTGAACTGGTATATCCTACAGACCCAACAAATCCTACAGAACCACGATAACCTTCTGAGCCTTTATATCCAACTGAACTAGTATAACCAACTGAACTGGTATAACCTACTGATCCTTGAAATCCTACTGATCCTCTATAACCTTCACTTCCTCTATAACCTTCACTTCCCTTATATCCTTCTGATCCTTTATAACCTTCACTTCCTCTATAACCAACAGAACCTGTATATCCTTCTGAACCTTTATAACCTTCACTTCCTTTATATCCTTCACTGCCTCTATAACCTACAGAACTTGTATATCCTATAGAACCTCTATAGCCTTCACTTCCTCTATAACCTTCTGATCCTTGATATCCTACAGAACTAGTATATCCAACTGAACTAGTATAACCAACTGAACCTCTGTAACCAATATCACCTACAGTTGTCCAACGCTTACCATCCCAGCGCCATGTTTTGCCAGCTGTAGTCCATGAAGCGCCAATATCTGGATTAGAAGGAAATGAAATTGCCATTTGTATCTTTCGTTTATATTTCTTTTATATTTATCCTAAGTATATTATAAAATTTAAAGTATAATAAGATGGTCTGTAACTTATAGGTGTAGCAGTAATTGAATCATGATTATGTACCCAATCATGGGATTGATGATAAGCTGAGTATGTAGTATCTTTTTGCCGATAATCATCACCACCAGGATAATGAGAATGCGTAGATGGAGTTGTTCCCGCAGAAGTAGAAATATATATATCAGCGGTATCATTTCCTCCTTGAACACCACTATCATTTGCATTATTTGTAGTCATGATAAATCTATTTACATTTAAAGCTGGAGTTGTATAACCATTTACAATTTGACCATTACACAAATACCAACCAGTTGGTAGAGTTGCAGGATTAGTTCCAACCCAACCAAGAATTATACCTCTATATACACCAGTTGTTTTTTTAGTTTGATGCGCTGTTTGATAAATTATTGCTGGATATATGATTGCATCTACGGTAGCATAATGATTATGATTTCCTCTTGGCATACTCAATTCATCAGGTGTTCTAACTGTACTAGTGTAACGTCTATTTTGTGAAAAAACATTTGATAATTCATGAGTATGTGTACCGGCACTAGATGTGAGTATATTAGTAAATGATACTACAGGATTAGATGTGCCATATGTTGGACTAATTGCATCTCCCAATGCTCCACCATTCGTAGTTATCCAAGTAGAAGAACCAGTAATAAGAGCAGCATTATTATTAAACAGAGCATAATCATCATTTAAAACATTACCAGATGTTAGTACTATTGTTTTATCTGGTATTTCTTTAGTAGGTGTAATGCACTTATACATTCCAACAACTGTTCCTGCAAAAAATACTCCACCAAGATAACTAACTCCAGATAAACCACTTATTGTATGAGTGTGCGAACCAGCATTAGTATTAGTAACTCCATAATTAGTAGTACCAGAACCATCATTTCTTGGCTGTGAGAAAGTACCACCTTCAATTCCACTATGCCCACCAGCACTTCTAGTTATAAAAGAATCCCCACCTATATTTTTAGAATATATTAGACCAGCATTTGCTGGGTTGACTACACCTCTAATATATGTTGGAGATGATCCACCAGCTATAAAGCTCCAATTACCACTTCCACTATAATTACTCATTTGTTGATTTGTAACAAATATAACAGAATCAACAGGTATAGTTGCACCAGATGCTAAAGGATTGGCAATGTATTCTGAAATACTTCTAGCTTTAAAAGCAAACATGGGTTATAGGTCCAATAAGGGCCAAACTACATTATCATTATTATAATCTTTTGATAAATCTCTTAAAGCTTGTCTATATGTTAAAAGATTTTGATATTGTGTATTTGTTAATGATGTTGTAGTACCAGCTTCAACTTGATCTCTATGGCGCAAAACCATCCAATCAGTTTCATATAATTTACCAGTTCTAACTTGTTCTACTGATGCCATAGGCGCTAATGCGCCATATCCATCATTATATGCTGCTTGTTTTATATTATCTTTGTTTGCCATTACCCATTGAATTTCTTCCACATCATCTCCAGATACAGTTTCTGGTCCTGATCTTTCAACAACAAAGATATTTCTCTCTTGTTCAAAAAACATAAGATGAGTATTTTCAAATGGATAACCTGTCAATGATCTAAAATTTTCTGGTGAAGAAAATAAATGATCAACACCACTTAATGAAATGCTACAACTCTTATTAAGAAAATCTAGTGTTACTCTATTAAATTCCATAATATATTTCTCCTATTAACTAAAGTTTTTACCAGAAAGAGAGCCAAACCAATATGCTCCCTTATTACCAGTAAAGAATGTGAGTATGTCTATTGCACCAGAAGCAGTTGATAATGATGGAACTGAGCCAGATGCCCATTTTATAACTGTTGATGCATCAAATGCTATTGTTCTATTAGTTGACCCTTGAGTAAGAATTAAAGTTAGACTATATCCTTTATTATCTACCATTCCAGTATTTGCAAATGTTAATGTTACTGGACTAGTTGATAATGTTAAATACTGTATATTGCCATTGGAAAGATAAATTGTCTTAGAAGTAGAAACTGCACCATGATCTTTTGTTGCCTCACTGTAGTTTATCATATCTACAGATGAACCAATAAAAGTTTTGTTTATTATAACACTGTTGGAAAATGTAACCGTGTTATTAAATTGTAATGTTGCTTCTGGATCAAGTCTTCCAATTGAACCAGAAAATCCAACTGTACCACCATTTATACCTAACCATACATCTTGATCTGGGAAATAAGCAGACATGATACCTTCATCAGTATCAAACCACAATTCGCCAGCTGTCAACGCTCTATTTTCTACAGGAACTGGAATTGTATTTTGAAACTGTGCAGCTGCAATTCCTAATGAACCAACATATCCATCACGCCCAATAAATCCATCTGAACCAGCATAACCTATAGAACCAGTATAACCAGTTTGTCCACCTGGCAATCCAGTACTTCCTATTGATCCAGTATATCCAGTTGAACCAAACCATCCTATTGGTCCTATATTTCCTACTGATCCTTGAGACCCTACCGAACCTTTATATCCTTCACTTCCTCTGTAACCTTCTGAGCCCATATAACCAACTGAGCTAGTATAACCAACAGAGCTAGTATATCCTACAGAACCTTGAAATCCTTCAGAACCTCTATATCCTGCACTACCTTTATAACCTTCTGACCCTAAAAATCCTACAGAACCACGAAACCCCTCATCAGGAAACGAATTCCAACGGAATCCATCCCACTGCCAAGTTTGATTGCCAGTGAAATGTCTTTGACCTGTCGTAGGTTCTGTAGGAAATGATAATGCCATTTTTTAAAAATCCAATAATTTATTAGTATTTATGGTAGGTAAACATAGAATATTAAATTGAAATGTGCTGGTTCAAATGCAAACGTATTACCACCAGTATTATGAAAAATACCATGTGTATGAGGAACATTTGCATTTCCATGATAACGTGCTATAACTCTATTATTTCCTAAACTTGTAGTTGCAGGGTAAGGATTTGTAACACCATGTCTATGATTCCATGTATTTGTATCCATAGTACTTGATAAGTATGTTACTGTATTAACATCATCTGTAGAAATAGGTTTTGCATTGTGTGATGAAGAATCTCCATACATAATAAATCTATCAACAAGATTTGGTGTAGTATACCCTCTTGCTGTTTGACCATTACAACAAAACCAATCAGGATCATTTATAGCAGAAACAAACCCAAATATCATTCCTCTAGATACAGGAACACTTGAATTAGTAGTTACATAAGGTCTCAATTTTACATATTGATTTTTTATAGAAAAATTTGCAGTTATTGTATGATTGTGTGAAGTACCATCATCACCATCAGTAAATGCTCTATTAACTTCTGCGCCACCACCATAAAAACCATTAACTGCAGAACCACCATATGGACTTGGATTGTGAGTATGATCGCCAGCATAATTTGTTAGAAAAGGATAAGATACAGGATTTGAATAACCACCATTTGATAATGATGAAGTTCCTTGTCCAACTAAATATTTCCCATTATAAGTGGAATAACCAGTAACACCAGAAATATTATCTAAATTTTCACCAAAAAGTATTGTTCCAAATGGTAGAGTAAAATATGGTGATGAATTTGGATTTCTTTTTCTCATATAAGCAGACCTATATGAAGGAAAAATATTACTAGTAAAAGTCATATTGGTAGAACCATGAACATGACTTCCAGCAATACCTGATATAACGCCTCCACTACCATAATTTTGTTCATATGGATTAGCGTATGCACCATAATCTTCTGCACGATGACTTCCAGCAGTACCAGTACTAAAAGTAAAAGAGGCACTTGTACCACCAGATGGAACACCAACATCAGCAAAATTGTGATCTCTTGCTCTAATCAATCTGCTATTGCCTTGAGATATAGTTAGCCAAGAACTATCTAAATCTACTAGACTATTAGTAAATATAACTATACTACTATCAACAGCTGGAGGAACGGCGGATGCTCCATTTCTCCAATCTGATCCTAACATTATTCCAGTAATTCCAAACATTATTTAAATATACGCCTTTCCTGATAATGTAGCATACCAAGTAATACCACAATCAATTGTAAACATTGAAACAACATCAGTATAGTTTGCTGTTTTTGTTAATGCTGGAGTATATCCACCTTGCCACTTAACTGCATTAGGAAATACTATATTTCTATTTCCTACGTTATCTTGTGATATTACTAATCCTAAACTATAACCTTTATTAACTTTCATTCCAGTGTTTGATAATGCAAGTGTTAATGTTGATGCTCCAATTGTGAGAGACTGAATATTTCCATTTGCAGTATATAGTGTTAATGTTGAAG